ATCATAGCTGGCTGGCTGACTTTGTCCCCGTCAAACATGAAAGCCCTCAGCAGGAATACTTCCGCAACGCCTACATGAACCCTGACCCTCCGGGTTATCTTGGGAGCTTGCCCACTGCCTTTGCCAACGATTGGTCACCGAACATGATCGCTGATCACTTGGCATCGTCAGGGTTTGATCCCGATCCCAACTTTGACAACATTGCCAGACAGGACGCTCTCAAGCAGCTTACCAAAGGCAAGGTATATCCTGAGGAGATGTTGAACTCCTTTGGTGAAGCCCAGTCGAGGGCTGAGATGCAAGCTATGGCTAGTGTCTTTGACCAGCAGCTTGAGCGTGAGCGTGTTCTCTCGTCAGCAGGATGGTCTGGCTTAGGCGCGTCTATGACCGCTGCTATCCTCGATCCTATCGCTATTGGTGCTTCTGTGCTTACTGAAGGCGCTCTGGCTCCTGTCATCTACGCTGCTAAGGCTGGTCGCCTTGCCCGTATCGGTGAGGCTGCACTGATGGGTGGTGTGAGTAATATCGCTGCTGAGGCTGCCATAGACGCTGTGGACAACAGGTCTAGGTCTGTCAGCGACTACGCCATAGCTTTTGGCGCTGGTGCTGCACTGCTTGGTTCTTTCAAGACTTGGTCCACTAGGGGTTCGTCCCTTGGCCCTCGACTGACTGAAACTGCCAACAGGATGATCAACCCCAGAGTTCCCAATCAGTCCACCGCTGGTGCCGCTCAAGTGGGCTACGCTACCTTCGACAACCTTGGAAGCATTGGTAGTCTGACTGACGCTGATGTCCCCCAAGCTGCGATGGTCAATGCCCGATTGGACAACGCTGCATGGACAGGCCGTCACCATCCCACCGCTAGGTTCCTTGGTCGTACCCTGATGGAGGACCCTCTTGGCCGTGACGCCGCTGGTAACGTCCTCAACACCGCTGATGTTACAAGCGTAGAGAAGGCTATGATGTACCATAGGGAGGTGAACAACCTTCGTCGCTCCCTTGTTACGCCTTACACTGAGTGGGCCAAGGAGAATGGTATGATGGCAATGGGCATGTTCAAGACGAACAAGTCTTGGCTTGCCTTCGGTGACTACCTTGGTGGGTTTGAACCTGGTACTCCGGGGTATGCAAACCTCGCTTCTCAGCCGGCTTACGTCCGCAAGGCAGTGAGTGAACTGGACAGTTTCTATTCTCGTTGGGATGCCCATATCAAGAACCCCGGAGAGGAACTAGGGAAGACCTATAGACCACTCCCGTGGGGGTCTAGGTCCAACTATCGTCCAATGATGGTGGATCACGATGCCGTCCTTCGCATGATCGAAACGCACGGCAGGGACAAGCTCCAGCGAGCTATCGCCTACGCCATGCAGGATGTGCTTGAGAACCTCGATGAACGCCTCGCCAATAAGTTTGCGCGAGGGTACATGGAGAACCTCATCAAGTCAGGATATGGCAACGTAGATCAACTCAACCATGCTCTTGCTGGAAGGGACAGGGGTGAACTCCTGCGGTTCATCACTGAAGAACTCCAGTGGGACAAGAGTGACGATGATGTTGATGCGCTGATCGGGAAGATCATGCAGAAGAACAAGGACGATGAAACCAGTGGCAACCCTGCCCGTGGTAAACATCGTACAGCAATCAACTACAACTTCGTTGCTTCATGGGTGGAACCCAACGGCGACGAGGTGTCAATCCCCATCCGTGATCTCTTCTCTCGCAATCAGATACAGATGGCTGAGAGATATGCTGATCAGGTTTCTGGTCACATCGCCCTAGCCCGTCTTGTCGCCAAGGACCCCCGTACAGGGGAAACCATGATCAACGGTATCACTACTCGATCTGAGTGGAACGCTCTCATACGCGAGACGCACGAAGCAATGATCAGAGATGGTGTGAAACCAGCGGAAGCTGATGAAACCATCCGCCGTCTTGAGTATGTCTACGATCACATCACAGGCAAGCCAAGGCTCGGAGCCGCTGCTAACACTGCTTGGGCAGCGACGATGAGGCGTGTCTCTGGGACAATGTTTGTCAGGCTCATGCAGAACATGGGTCTGTATCAGTTCCAAGAGATTGCCCACATCCCTGCCGCAGTTGGTTTCCACGCAATGTTCAAGGCCATCCCTTCGATGCGTCTTGTGATGACTGCCAAGGGTGCAGAACGAAAAGCTCTGATCCCTGAGTTGATGGCTCTGCAAGGACTTGGGGATGACAGTATCCTCAACTTCACCAAGGGACACTTCCTTGAGGAAGCCTTCGGTGAAACCAGAGGCAACGCTGCTGGACGCATGTTCGACAATGCGCTGGCGGTGGGTAAGCGTATGACCAGCAAGATTTCCTTGTTCAATGTGGCTAACTCCATGTCTCACCAGATGGCTATGACAACCATCGCTCAGAGGTTTGGACTGCTGGCTATGAAGCACAAGGATAAGCTGGTCGCCAAGCAGACCCCTCGCATGAAAGCTGTAACCAAGTCCAAGGTAGTGAATGGTAAGGTTGTCCAAGAGACAACTGAAGTTCCAGTCTTGGACGATCTTGGGAAGCCTGTGTTCGACACCACCTACGACTTCAAGGTTGATGATATCAACTCTTGGTTTGGCAGGAAGGATGCAGATCGTATGCGGATGATGGGGTTCGATGACAAGTCCCTCGCTGAGGTACTGAAGAACATCTATCAGAACGCTGAGTTCACCCAAGGTGGACGATTGGTCTACATGAACTTTGAGAAGTGGGACCCTGTTGCAAGGGCAAGGTTTGCCCGTGCGCTGTACTCTTGGACTGGCAGGGTGATCCAGAGGAACGATGTGGGTTCTCTTGCGAAGTGGATGACAACTCCGCTTGCAGGTATGATCTTCCAGTTCCGCTCCTTCGTCATGGGGGCCTGGGGTAAGCAGACGCTACACAATATTGCGAACTTCGATCCTCGCGCTATGGCAGTCCTGATGTCTCAGGTTGGTGCTGGTACAATGATGTACTATCTCCAAGGGAAGGCTCGTTCTCTCGGTAAGGAAGACCCTGACGAGTACATGGATGACACCATCCTCAAGGGGAACCTTACTGATACTCAGGCTGAAGCCTTGGTGCTTGGAGGTATTGGGCGTACTGGTGCGTCTTCCATTCTTCCCATGCTTGTCGATACTGCGATGCCTTGGATCACCGGTGATAGCCTCTTTGCTAACTCCAGAAGCTCTACTCAGGCAAGCGACCTGATCCTTGGGTCGCCAGCAGTGTCCACGTATAACGATGTCATGGCAACGCTTACTTCAGTTGGTGACATGGTCCGTGAGGGGCGTACCCCTTCGCAGCCGGAGTTACGGAAGATGGGTAGACTGTTGGGGGTATGGCTTCCGTTCACCATCGGTCTCGATAAGGTTATTCAAGACTACCCCAAGTACACTCCTAAAGAACCTAAATAAACCTAAGTGAGGGGGCTTCTAAGGCTCCCTCTCTCCTCTCTATCAATCAGGGAAATCGATGGCTAATAGCTACGTAACGTACACCGGGAACGGTGCTACGCAAACCTACAATGTTCCCTTCCTCTATCTTGACCGCTCCCATGTGAAGGTGTTTCTCGATAACGTAGAGACCTCTGCCTTCGTGTGGTTGAGTGATAGCCAGATCAGGTTTGACGCTGCGCCCACCAATGGTGCAGTCATCCTGATCAAGCGTGACACTGCGAATGCCCCGTTGGTAGACTTCACCGCCAAGTCACGCTGGCAGACGGCAGACCTCAACAAGGCAATCCGTCAGGCTATCTACATTGCAGAGGAAGGCGAAGAGTACTCTTCCAAGTGGTACACCGGAACTGGTGCGCCACCGTCATATCTAGGGATCGAGGGTGACCTCTATCTGAATACCTCCAACGGTGATGTGTACCGCAAGGGTAACGCATCGTGGAGCGTGGTTGACAACATCACCGGACCTACGGGACCGCAGGGTGCAACTGGACCTCAGGGTCCGCAAGGCGTCCAAGGTCCTCAGGGTGTCGCTGGTGAAAGCGTTCGTATCCTTGGATCGTTTGCTAATGCAGGTTTGCTCCCACTTGTGGGCAATACTAACGGTGACGGCTATCTCGTCAACGCTGAGCTTTATGTGTGGAACAATGGGTCTTGGTCCAACGTAGGTTCTATCCAAGGTCCTCAGGGAGACACTGGTCCTCAGGGCGCAACGGGTGCTACTGGCCCTGCTGGAACTGATGGTTCTCTCTGGTACAGTGGCGCTGGTGCTCCCTCTGGTGGTCTCGGTGTTGTCACTGATTGGTATCTGAACGAGACCAACGGTGATGTCTATGAGAAGACTGGTGCTTCTGCTTGGACGCTTAGGGACAATCTTACTGGCCCTCAGGGTCCCACTGGTGGGACGGGTGCAACTGGTCCGCAGGGTACTGCTGGCGCTCCCGGCTCCAAGTGGTACAGTGGCACTGGCGCTCCTGCGACTGGTTCCTATGCTGTCGGTGACTGGTACCTCAATGACGCCAATGGCGATGTCTATGAGAAGACTGGTGTCTCGACGTGGACCCTTCGTGACAACATCACTGGACCTCAGGGCACTACTGGTGCAACTGGTGCAACCGGTGCTACAGGCGCTACTGGTACAAACGGTACCAATGGTCGAGACGCTGGTGTCCGCTATGTGTTCTCCACGACCACTACTGACGCCGATCCTGGTGACGGTAAGATCAGGTTCAACAATGGAACCATCGCCTCTGTAACTGAGCTTTACATCGATGATCTCGATGATGAAGCGAACAGCATGACGAACTGGCTCGACAGCTTGGATGATAGCACGACCTCGGCCAACCGTGGTCTTCTCCATCTGAAGCCTTCCGGCTACTCCAACTACCTCCTGTTCCAGGTTAACGGTGCAGTCGTGAACATGACCGGATACCGCAAGGTTCCTGTCTCCTATGTTGCTGGTACGCTCCCGTCCAACAACGACACGCTGTTCATGTGGTTCTCCAGAACTGGTAACCAAGGTGCCTCTGGTTCTGGTACTGGTGACATGACGAAGACCGTCTATGACCCTAACGATGACGGTAAGGTCGCCTCTGCTGACAGTGCTGACAGCGTTCCGTGGTCTGGTGTTACTTCCAAGCCCACCACTCTGTCGGGCTATGGGATCACTGATGCTGCCGCGTCCTCGCATACCCACACAGCTTCTCAGGTCACTGACTTCGATGAGGCTGCACAGGATGCTATTAATACGCTTCTCGCCAACGGTTCCCACACCCGCATCACCTACTCCTACAACGATGCTGGTAACGGACTGAGCCTGACTGCTACGGCGCAGGACTGGACTGAGATTACTGGCAAGCCTACGACCTTTACTCCGTCCGCTCACAGTCATGTCATCTCTGATGTGACCAACCTCCAGACCTCGCTTGACGCCAAGCTGAACCTGTCTGGTGGAACGATGACTGGTCTGATCGCCACTGTGGCTTCTGCTGTCGGTGGCGCTGGTCTCCGTGTTCCTCATGGTGCGGCTCCCACCGCTCCGGTGGATGGTGACCTGTGGACTACGACGAGTGGAATGTTTGTCCGTGTCAACGGTGCGACAAAGGATGTGTCGCTGTCTGGTCACACCCACGCTGTCTCGGATGTTGTTAACCTCCAGACCTCTCTGGACGCCAAGGCCTCTCTTGCGTCTCCTACGTTCACTGGTACGCCCGCCGCTCCTACGGCTTCGGCATGGACTGAGACAACCCAGCTTGCCACTACGGACTACGTGGTGGAGACCGTACGTACTGTTCCTGCCAACGCGCAGTCTGGTACGACCTACACGCTGGTGCTGGCTGACGCTGGTAAGGCTGTGCGGCTTAGCAACGCCTCTGCCATCACGCTGACAATCCCTACCAACGCATCCGTTGCGTTCCCGTTGGATACCCGCATCGACATCATCCAGATGGGTGCTGGTCAGGTTACTGTTGGTGGTGCTGGTGTAACAATCAGGTCCTCAGGATCAAAGCTCAAGCTCACTGGACAGTACTCTGGTGCCACTCTGTTGAAGATTGGTACCGACGAGTGGGTCCTCATCGGAGACATTACGACCTAATGATCAAGAAAGCTCTGCTGGCGGGTACTCTCGCCGCTGGCTTGATACTTCCGGCGTTCGCTGAACGCTCACTGGTACAGGTGAAGGCGGGACTAATCCTCCCGCCCAAACCTGCCATCATCAAGCCTGAGAACCTTGAGTTCTCGAAACATATGCTGGCGATGCCCTTCACGATGGGGATGCTGGCTCCGAAACAAGCTTCTCAAATCCAGTTTGTTGGAGGAAACATCACCTCCAAAGCTGGGGCTACATCCGGTAACAGCACAATTGCGTTGAACTCCGGTCTTACTGGAGGAATCTCTTCTTCCGTAAGTAACGGTGATCTCGTTCTAGCGGTGTTCGCTACGGGATCGACCGCTGATAGAACACTATCTATCACAGACGGTACAAACAACTACACACTTGTTGGTACTGAGCTTTACTCCAACGACAGTACGGACACAAACCTACGGGTTGCGTACAAGTTTGTATCCGGTGACACTTCTGTCACCTTTGGTCCAACTGGTTCTACTAACGATGCCGGGGCAATGGCCGTCTATGTGTTCAGGGGTGTCCATCCGACAACCCCGCTAGATGTAGCAGCAGTAACAGATACAAATATTAATACTGGTGCTGCCAATCCTCCGTCTATCACTCCTGTAACAGCAGGATCGTTCATCGTAGCTATCGGCGCATCTGGGAGCTTCTCCACCTACACCTTCACCTCGTCAGAACTGGTTTCGTTCCGTACTGTTAATGGAAGCGGAGTTAACGACATCACTCTTGGTATCGGTCACAAGAATGACTGGACAAGTGGGGCGTTTGATCCAGTCGCATTCGGTCTCTCCGATGCTGATAGCACCGGCAATTCATGGGCCGCGATAACACTCGCTTTGCGCCGCGCCTAATCAACAGGAACTCCAATGAACCTCAAACCCGAACTTTTGGCTGTGATGACACAGCTTGGTGTCACCGAACCTGAGCTGGCTGTACTGGCGTCACGTATGACGTTCGCTGTGTCCTCGCTTGACGCACAGTTGAATGCGCTGAACGCCCAGATCGATCAGCTTACTCAGCAGCGTGATGCTGTCCTGGCTGAACTCCAGGCTGGTCAGGTGACCATGAACAAGCTGGTCAACCCTGTTCCTCCCTCCGAACCTGTACCGGAGGCACCCGCTGAGTAATGGAACCAAACCAACTCCTCCTTGATCTCCTAGACCGCACAGCGCGGATCGAAGAGAACCAGAACTTCATCAAGGCTAACATCCGTGACCTTCCCCAGTCCCCTCAGTGTCAGCACGATATCGCTGAACTCAGGGCAGAGATACTTGAGCTTGAGAGCTTCAAGACTGAAGTGGAGAAGAAGGTCGCATACATTGGCGGCGTCCTGATCTCGTTGGGCATGGTTGTGCCCTATGTGTTCAACTGGGTCGCCTCCCACATCCACTGGAGATCACCCTAATGGCTGACAAGCTCAAGGACATCTACAACCTTCTCGTCAACGAGATGGAGAGGATGCTCACTGAGGGCAAGACTGTTGTGGCTGGCGATGAGGTGGTGAAGGTGTCTGCTGACGCCGCCACTCTCAACGTCATCCGCCAGTTCCTCAAAGACAACAACGTGGGCGGTGGCCCCGTCGAGACCAACCCTGCGAACAGGCTGATCGACAAGCTCCCGTTCCCCAAAGATGCGGCTAAGGAGGCCCGTCACTAATGCGTCAGATCAACTATATCCTCCCGCGAGACAACAACGTGGAGAAGGGAACACTTCCCGCTGGTGCCTATAAGGTCACTGTAACAGGACTGAGCGGCAATGAGTTCGTCGCCATCGATGGCTGGGACGGGTCCGCTTGGGCTGTTCTGTATGCTGCCATCAATGCCTCTGAAGGGGGCATCATCGGCGGCACCACCATCACCGTACCTGCCAGCGGACGGATACGCTGCTCCCTCTCAGGCACAGGGAACACCAACGCCTGTAAGGTCCGTATCTCGAAGTAAGGTTACCCTAGGGAAGGGGGAGGCGAAATAAGAGCCGTAGAGGCCCGTCTCCCCTCCCGAAGGAAATCTACAAGGACAACTTAAGAAAGCCGCTGGCGACCCCTCTGAGGCCCAGCAATTAACCTTCTACGCCCAATCGCTCCCACAAGAGAGACAATGCCCAACTGCACCTACTGCGGTGCGTGGGATGGGAACAACCGTGACCATGTAGTCCCGGCTAGTTACAATCAGAACGTTCAGCGACACAAGAAGCACTTCAAGCAGGGGACAACCGTTCCATGCTGCGGGGAGTGCAACGTGCTGCTTGGTGACCGTCTGTACTTCTCCATCCCCTCCCGCGCCGCCTACCTTCTCGGCACCTATGAGCGCCGATACAAGAAGCTCCTCAAGCAACCAGACTGGTCTGAAGAGGAGATCGAAGAGCTGGGTCCCTCGATGAGGACCTCCGTCATCCAATCCATGAAGGACAAGAACGAGATCAGGCGTCAGCTTGAACACCTCCAGCTTGTCGCTGAAGAACACATCGAGGTCATTGTAGATGACTGAAGAATATGACCCCATCAAGGAAGACTTCCGCAACTACCTCTTTCTCGTATGGCGTCACTTGAACCTCCCCGATCCCACCCCCGTCCAGTTCGACATCGCACACTACCTTCAGCACGGGCCTAGACGCCGTGTCATTCAGGCGTTCCGTGGTGTGGGTAAATCATGGGTGACTTCAGCCTTTGTTACGTGGAAGCTCCTGTGTAACCCTGATAGGAAGCTGCTGGTGGTGTCGGCGTCGAAGCAACGTGCTGATGACTTCTCTACCTTTACCCTGCGCTTGATCAACGAGATGCCCATCCTCGCTCATCTGAGGCCCAAGGATGACCAGCGGTTCTCTAAGGTATCGTTCGATGTTGGCCCCTCACAAGCCTCTCACGCCCCTTCTGTGAAGTCGCTGGGTATCACCTCTCAGCTTGCTGGTTCCCGTGCACATGATGTGATCGTAGACGATTGTGAGGTCCCCACAAACTCCGACACCCAAGCCAAGCGTGACAAGCTGAAGGAACAGATCAAGGAGTTCGACGCCATTCTGTCTCCGGGTGACGATACCACCATCACCTATCTCGGTACTCCCCAGACCGAACAGTCGATCTACAACGAGCTTCCCAACCGTGGCTACGATGTCCGCATCTGGCCCGCCAGGTTCCCCAATGGGAAGCAGCGGGAGAAGTACGGTTCCTTCCTCTCACCCCTCATCGTAGAGATGCTGGACAAGTATCCTGACATCGAAGGTGGCCCTACTGACAAGCAGAGGTTCACTAATGAGGACCTGTTGGAGCGTGAAGCTTCCTATGGTCGGTCAGGCTTTAACCTCCAGTTCATGCTGGATACCAGCC